ACAATTTAATATCAATTGATACAGTAGTTCATAATCTCTTTACTGCAATTGGTACAGACCAAAAGGCTGGTGAACTTACAGGAGTTGATGCTGGTAATTATACTGCAAGTAATGTATTGAAGACGGCTCTTTTAAATCTTGATTCGCAAGTAAAAACAAATACAGATGCAATATCTGTTTTGAGTAATGCTGGTGGATGGAATACTTCATCAATGATATCATCAGCTACCTCAACAGGTACTTCAACAGATTATGCAAACACTTACTCGCACCCTCTGTTTGTTAGTGGTCGAACACATGGTGCTTCATCAGCACAACCAATATACATACGAAGAACAAGTGATAATCAGGATCTAGGTAGTATAGGGAACGTATTACAACAAGACGGAGATTCAGGCACATACGATTTCTACGCAGTAGTATTACCGCCTGGGTATTCACTACAAAGCTCATCCCCCTTTACGGTTGAGTTTGCAATGCCATTAATATTAAACTAAAAAGGAAAAGTAATGAATTTTAATTTTACAAAACAACAAGCTGAAGCAATTCTTCACAACGATGAAGTTGGTGAATGGTATGATTCGATGATGAAGATGTTTCCTCAGTACGAAATAACAACTCAAAGAAGAGTTGCTGGATTTCTCGCCCAGACAGCACATGAAAGTAATAGTTATAAAGTTTTATCTGAAAACTTGAATTATTCTTCCACAGCATTAAATAAAATATTCGGTAAATATTTCGAAAGAGCTGGTAGAGATGCTCAACAATACCATCGTCAACCAGAAAAGATTGCAAATGTAATTTATGCAAGTCGAATGAATAATGGAGATACAGCGTCTGGTGATGGTTGGAAATTTAGAGGCGGTGGAATCTTACAACTTACTGGCAGATATAATTATACACAATTTGGTAAGAGTGTAAATATGACTGCTGAAGCTGCAACTGATTATGTCAGAACTAAAGACGGTGCAATTGAAAGTGCGTGTTGGTTCTGGAAGACAAATAATATTAATCAGTATTGTGATGATAACGATATTTTGGCAATGACAAAGAGAATCAATGGTGGAACTATTGGTCTTGCTGATAGAACCAAACATTATAAACATGCTCTTCATGTTCTTGGAGAAGATTGGGATGGTGATGAACTTCAAGCTCAATTCGGTATTCTTAGAAAAGGTTCTAAAGGACAGGGTGTAAAAGAAATGCAAGAAGCTCTTGGTATTACAGCTGACGGTATATTTGGTGCTGGAACAGAAGCATCATTAAAAGAATGGCAACGTGAGAATCAGCTTGTAGCAGATGGTGTCGCAGGGCCGAAAACATTAGGTATATTACTAGATTAAGAGAGAAAGGATTATGAATGTTTTTGCGATTGATATTGGTGGCAATTTTTATAATATTGCCATATAAAGTATTATCAGATGTATACCATCATGATACTTTGAGAATTATTCAATGGTTGACAGATAACAGTAAATACGAATGGAGTGGAGAAGAACTCCCAGAAATAAAATTTGAAGACACAGAAGTTATGTGTGAAATATTGTTTGCAGAACCACCAATCCCTTGTGATATCGGTGGTTATTATAATGACGATACTAATCAAATTTTTATTGCAAATGAACCTACAAGGCATATGGTTGAAGAAGGATATGTAGAATCCGTACTAGTGCATGAATTGGTTCATTACTTACAATTTACAAATGGAGAATATAAAGTTGTTGAGTGCAATAGAGAATTAGAAAGAGATGCATTTGATTTACAAGACAAATACGTTACAGAATTTGGATTACCAGAAGAACATCTGAATGATCCTTTATTCGCATTAATGGTAAGCTCTTGTCATATGATGCATACTTCTGATACATTCCCCGCTGGTGGGGGTTAATATAAAACATAGGAGAAAAATGTGAGTGATAATGAAGATTTAGTGAAAGAACTAACAAAGGAAGATATCCTTGAGGTTTTAGATAATATAACTGCAATAGAACTTGTGAATGGTGATGATAACATAGTAGAGTTTGGTTGTAGAAATGTAGGTAGTCATCATTTTAGGATTAAACAGTACTGGACTGAGGATGATGCACCAAAACAGTGCCTACAACTAGTATTTCATCCAAAAAAATATCAGGAAAAGGCTTGACATCTGCCACCAGTTATGAGATAATGATCTTGTAATTGGTGGTTAGGATATATAATGACTAATGTGATTGAAGTTCGTGGTGGTAACGCTCGAGAAAGAAAAATTGTCGAAGACGTTTCCAGCTGGTGTGTTCGTGAATTACTCCCCAAATTTCGTACTCTAGACATCAAGATTGAGATGACTAATTGTATGAAAGATGGTGCATATGGATATGCATTGGATACAAATGATCGTAATGTATTTGAACTTGAGATTGCTCGTGGTCTTAAATTATTCGATTTAATCACCACTGTTTGTCACGAAATGGTTCATGTCAAACAGTATGCACGAAAAGAACTTACTTGTGTTGGTGTTCAATCCAGATGGAAGGGTGAGGCTGTTGGAAGTAGAGTCCAATACCATAACCTTCCTTGGGAAAAGGAAGCATTTAAACTCCAAGATGTTCTTGCTGTAAAATGTCTGAAAGATATATATTCGGACGAATATTGATAGGAGAAAAAATTGGATAACGAATTTAAAAGATTTGTATACAATATGTGGCAAGAGAATACTAAAGAAAGAGAATACTATGGTGGTGTTCCCTATGATCACGAAGATAAATATTATAAAGACAATAAAGACTTTGTTGATAATGCATGGTACACAGCTGTTCAGAAACAACAAGCACAACTTTCATCCCACAACCAAGAAGGTGGGAATTTTATTCATATGATAAAGGAGAAATAATGAAAACAAAAACTGCAATCTTAGGTATCGGAATTTTTGCATTATCAGTATTTTGTAGTGCGCCAGTTGCTGCTGAAACTGTACAAGCAAAAGTAATTTCGAAACAACCAATGTATACTTCAAGTACTGTCCGTCAACCCAAAACTGTATGTTCACAAGAACCAGTTTTTATTGCTCGTGGCAACGGTCACGGTTATTATGAACGTGGATTTATTGATAATGTTGGTCGGGGAATCTTTGGTAGTACTGAAGGATTAGTAGGTGGTGTTATTGGTGGTCTCATAGGTAATGAGATAGGTCAAGGTCGAGGTAATGATATCGCAACTACGGTTGGTGTTATTTTAGGTTCGCAGATTGGAAACAATCATGCCCCCTCTCAAATGCCAAATAATCGTATAACAAAAAATGTTTGTCGAACAGTTTATGAATATGTAAATGTTACAAATAAAAATGGGTGGATTGTTGTTGCTGAAGTTAATGGTCGTATGGTTGAATTGACTACACCATATGAACCCTCTGACTATATCATGTTAAACGTACAAACATCTTATAGTTTACAGTAACAAACAAATATTAAATCGGGAAACTAACCCAGAATGTAGATTCTGGGTTTTTTTTGGCCCTAAATAAAAATGTAAGAATAAATTATAGAGGATAGAGTGACTACATTACAAGAAGAATTTAAAAAATATTCATCTATTGATTCCACTTCAAGTTATAACAAGTTAGTTGCTAAACAACTAGCATTGTTCTGTGCATTAGTGTATCGAACAGATGATAAAAAATTCGTAGAAGACCTTCTAGTTCATTGGGGTTGTCAAAGGGTAAAACTATTTGATAATCAAGGTACAGAGGCGATGTGTATAAAGAAAGATAATAATATTATACTTTCTTTTAGAGGAACAGAACCTAATGAACTTGCAGATATCTTAGCAGATATCAATATCATTCCTAAAAAAGCTTCAAACGAAAAACAAGGACTAGTTCATAGTGGATTTGCTTTGGCATTAGATAAAATATGGCCTAGAGTTCAATCTTTTCTTGACAATATATACGAAGAAGGAAACTGTATATACATTTGTGGTCATAGTTTAGGTGGTGCCTTGGCTACAGTTGCAGCTGCAAGGTCAAAGTATTTGTGTCAAGTATATACATACGGTCAACCAAGAGTTGGAAGTTCAAAGTATTCAAAAAATGTGAAGTCTAAATTATACAGACATATAAGAGGCTGTGATATAGTCCCTAGTGTACCATTACCTATTATATATTATCACATGGGAGATATAAAAGTTGTTGACAGACACACTAAAACAGTGTATGATGTACATGATTATATTCGCTTAGGCGGTATAAGATTTTTACAATTTATGAAAAATATTATTTCACCTTCAAAATATGTAGGTGACCATGATATACTTGGATATTATACAGATATTAATTAGGATATAAAATGCCAACTTACACTTATTCATGCAAAAGTTGTGGCCATGCGTTTGAAGAATTTCACCGTATGGACAATAGAAAAACACCAGAATCAAATCCATGCCCTAACTGTGGTGCTTTGGAAATTTCCCAGACAATCAATAAAATCACAATTGGAGATTCCGTTAATCTGGGAGTACGGAAACTACCAACAGCATTCAAGGAGAGACTATCAGAAATAAAAAGTAATTCGCCTGGCTCTGTTATGAAAACAGAATTTAATTAATACCATGTTGGATTTGAATCCTTTGTTATGGAGTTTGTAATGAAGATGGTTACAACGATAACAACGAGGACTTACTCATGGGTAGACAAAGAACTGTCGCTAAGAAAAGAGCACAATTCTCTCACAGCGAAACTCATTTTAAACTAGATGGAATCATTCCATTAAATAACAATCAAGAAAAAACTTTCAGACATTACGAAAACGGACAACATCTATTTCTTCATGGAGTAGCAGGAACAGGAAAAACTTATATTTCTTGCTATCTTGCCATGACAGATTTAATGAAACCTAGACCAAAATATAAAAACCTAACATTGGTCAGAAGTGCAGTTCCCACAAGAGATATCGGTCACTTGCCTGGGAGTGAAACTGAGAAAGCTGAAATTTTCGAAACTCCATACAAATCAATATTTACAGATCTTTTTAGAAGAGGTGATGCATATTCTCTTCTTAGGAAGAAGTCTGTTATTGATTTTAGAACTACATCTTATGTTCGTGGAATTACTCTTGATAATACTATTGTTATTGTTGATGAGTGTCAAAATCTTTCCTTCCACGAATTAGATTCTATAATTACAAGAGTTGGTGATAATTGTAAAATAATTTTTTGTGGGGATATTCGTCAGACAGACTTCACAAAGACCACAGATAAAAATGGAATAAATACTTTTGTCGATATCATAAAAAATATTCCAGAAATATCTTTCATCGAATTTATGCCAGAAGATATTGTTAGGAGCGATTTCGTCAAAACATATATTCTAGAAAAATTAAAAAGGGACATTAATTAATGTCATGTCTGAATTAAAAGGTAACAATATAATTGACGCTAGACCCCTTTTCAAAGTGAGAAGGGAGTCTAGGGTAAGCACGCTCGATGAGTTAGAGGACATACTTGAGGCTGAAGAGTTGTGCAATGAGGTTACTCTTTCTATCACTGATGATATTGTTCATGCAGTGCAAGAATTTGGATTTGATATAAAGAATAAAAAACTAGTAGATGATATCAGTTTTATAAATATTCTTGTAAGAGCGATAATAGATAGACAGTTAAAGATTGAAAATCCACTCATAGAAGATATAGACCGAGCAATAATATTTTTGAAAGACGTTGCTAAACACCTTGAGGAAACTGATGATAACATTTGATACAATAAGACAAGAACAATTAACAGAAGAATATCTAGAAGAAAAACAAATTATTGTAGGCAAAGGAAAGAACTATAATAATATTATTTTTCTTGCTGGTGGAGCTGGTTCTGGTAAAGGATTTGCAATAAAAAATTTCCTTCAAGGAGAGAAATATCGTGTGCGTGATGTAGACGAGTGGAAAAGACTTGTAATGAAAATCCATAAATTAAAAAGGGCAGATTCAAGTCTAAAAAATCTAAATCTCAGAAACCCAGATGATGTTTTTGTTCTGCATCAATATGTAGAGAAATTAGGAATAAAAGATAAAACACTTTCTGGAATGCTGAAAGGAATGTCTGGGGATAATAGACCCAATATTCTATTTGATATAACTCTTAAAAATCTCAACAATATTGCAATGTCATTGCCTGGATTATTAGAAGTTGGATACCAACCAAAAAATATACATTTGATTTGGGTTCTAACTGATTATGCAGTTGCAGTAAAACAGAATAAATCTAGAGATAGGGTTGTTCCAGATGATATCCTTTTGAAGACTCATGAAGGAGCTGCAAACACAATGATGCAAATAATTAGTAAAGGATTGCCAAATGGAATGGATGGTGCGTTACATGTTGTCCTTGGTGGAAAAGATCATACAGTTGTATATGCTGGTTCTGATGGAAAACCTCTTAAGGACAAGACAGGTGAAGTTATCGTAAAAGACTTCACTTACTTTACACTTAAAAGAGAAGGTAGGCCAATGCTCAAGGACGTTAACAAAGGGCCTGGCGGTACTCTCTCTGGAGATGTCATTAAACAAAAATTGTTTGATATCATTAAAAAGAAAATCCCTAAAGGTAAAACCTTATCCCAAATAATGAAATAATTGCTTGACATTAAGTTTAACTTATGTTAGTATTATACTACAATATTAACTTGGAGAAACTATGTTTGAGCGAATAGACTTTATGAATAATGGTTTGGATTGTGAACGTGTTACCGTTGATGGTAAACGATTCTATCAAACTGAAGATGGTAAAAGATATCCATCAATTACCACAGTAATTGGTTGGTCTGGTAGAGAGAAAATTAAACAATGGCGTGCCCGTGTCGGAGAGAAAAAGGCAAATGCAATATCATCTCAAGCAGCTCGGCGTGGAACAAAAGTTCACAAGATGTGCGAAGATTATGTTAATAATAAACCAAATTTTCTAGATGGTCACATGCCTAGTGATGTAGAAAATTTTACTGCAATCAAACCAGATATTGATAAGTTAATCGGTGGAGTTTATGCTCAAGAATACTTTATGTATTCTGACCACCTTGGTATTGCTGGCACTGCCGACTGTATTGCAATGGTCAATGGTAAAGCATCTATAGTTGATTTTAAAACTTCTAAAAAATCGTTAGTTAAAGGTGGATATAAACTTCCAAAGTATTTTGCTCAGTGCGCTGGATACGCAGTTATGTTTGAAGAGAGAACTGGTATACCAGTATCACAATTAGTTATTATTGCAGCTGTTGATGAGAAACTTGAATTATTTGAACATGACCAAGCAGAAGTATATATAGAGAAGAGAGATGACTACATAGATAGTCTAAAAGATATGATTCATAATTATAAGAAAGATAATAATTTACTCTAATGGAATCCACATCAAATATAAGTCCAATATCTTCTGTTGCACAGTTGGTTGCAAGAGAGCATGTAGTTCCAAGAGTTTATGAAACTGATGACGGAAAACACAAAGTAGTTAACACTCACTTTGAAACATTGTTATATAATAGAAATGGATATTTACAGACGATAACAAATATAAACACAATATCATATATTGTATAGGGAGATGCGAATATGAATCTATTTTTTTATTGGGCATTGAAAGCCATAGCTGGTAGTCTTTTGGGTAGTGTAACAGTAGAGTGGTTTAGAAAAACAAAGTTGGGGATTTGGTTTTTCAACAAAGTATCAAATATGTATGATTGGGCAGCAGATAGATATAATTTAAAAGTTCTTGATATAGAAGAAGAGTGGAAAAAGAAACATCCAAATATTGCCTTTGATATGGAACGATTGGAGAAAAGAATAAAGAAACTTGAAGAAAACGCATAACGGAATTGTGTGTATTGCATGGTAAATTTATACACATCCAATATAAATATAAGTGAACATCACAACACATATACACAGAAAGGATTAATGATGTCGATAATAGATACCCATACAATAGGCTTTTTCTCTGCCGTAAATAATATAAATGCTTCTCTTCATAAATGGTACGTTAACCAAAAAGCAAAAAAACTTCAACAACAAACTATAAATGAACTATCAATATTATCTGATAAGGAACTTAAGGATATTGGAATTTCTAGAGGAGAAATTTACAGTAAATCTAAGGACGCAGCTGATAAATATAGAATTAATTTTTGGATTTAATAAATATATTGATTAAGGGGTTGTTACCTAATAAACACGCTGGGGCCCACGGTTAGGCCCCAATTTACACACAGACACAGGAAAGGAAAAAACTATGTCAAATAAAAATCCATTTGAAATACGACTTGAGGTTCTTAAAATGGCCCAAGATCAAGCAATTAGAAATCATGAATTTGCAATGGAAACATTTTTTCAAAGCATGACTAATACTGCCGAAGCTTGGAACAAATCTACAGAAGAATTGATTGGTCACTTTCAAGACACAAAACCAGTGTTCCCAACACCAGAAGAGGTTTTGCAGAAAGCAAAAGAAATGTATTCTTTTGTTTCTAAAAAAGACTAATAAAAATTATTGCTTGACATATCATTTAATTTGACGTATAATGTAAACCATAATTAAAATGGAGCAGTATATGAGAATTTTATCGATAGTCCTAGCGACTACTATAATGGTTGCACCTATGAGTTCTGTAGGTGCAACTCAACCTTATGATATCTATAGAGTAGATGGAGTAAGTTTACAAGACGAACTTACATGTCTTGCTAAGAATATTTATTTTGAGGCGAGAAATGAAAGTGCGATGGGACAACTTGCAGTAGCATATGTAACATTAAATAGAGTTTCCCATAAACATTTTCCAAAAACAATTTGTGGAGTTGTAAAAGAAGGAATCTACAAAGAAAGTTGGAAAACAAAACAAACTAAAGACCCTTATGATGCTAAGATGATTCCAGTGAGGAATCGATGCCAATTTTCTTGGTGGTGTGACGGCAAAAGCGATAAAGTAATGGATAGGGATGCTTGGGAATTGGCAGTCCATATCGGTGCTCATGCACTACAAGAATACGGCACATTAAAACACAGTGACCCTACAGATGGGGCCCTTTATTATCATGCAGACTATGTGAAATCTAGATTTCACAATCAGTTCAAAAGGACAATAAAAATTGGCGCCCATATTTTTTATAAAGACGATAGAGGATGATACATGCTAAATACTAAAAGTCCAAAAGAATTTTCTCAAGAGATTGAGACATTCGCCAAGGAAAATAAATTACAATACATGGAAGCGATAATAGAGTATTGTGAAAAAACAAATTTAGAACCAGAAGTTGCTGGTTCTTTATTATCACCAATCTTAAAAAAGAAACTTCAATATGAAGCAGAAAAACTTAACCTTATCCCAAAGACAACAGAAGAACTACCATTATAATGCGAGTTATAATGTCGGGTAAAAAAATAGACGAACTAGATGCATATAAAATCTATGTCGCTATGAAGTCTCATTTTCAAGGTGAGTATGATTATAAAAAGTTTAATGGAAAGACTAGAGTTAATAGAGACTCTTTTAATAAAAGAAAAGACCAAGAAACTTTTACTGAACTTTCTAGAAGGTTTGACAAAAAAAGTTTGGAAGAATATCTATTAGCAACTTTTCTAAATATTACTACAAATGGTAATCTTGCTCTTGCTAGAAATGAATTTATGTGGACAGGCAATCTTTTAGATGAAGAAACTTTCAGTGCATTTAAAGATTGGAAGAAGAGGGTACAAAGTATTTCATACATTTTTTCTGAAGATACTAAGAAGTTATTAGAGGCAACAATATTTAACGAGTTAACTTTTAATGAAAGTTTAAAATCAATTAACTCTGAATATCCTTTGATAATGCAATTAGAAAATCGAGGCGATATATCATTAGAAACTCTTATTATATATGATAAGATATTTAACTTTTTAGAGAGAGTTAAAATAAATGATACTGTCTACTGGCCTTTGTATAAAACCAAGTGCAAAAAATACTCTACTTTTCTAGATATAAATATAAATTACTACACTAAAAAAATCAAAGAGATTATGATTAGTGATTTCTATGATGATTTTGGAAAAGATTTAGAAAGGTAATTTATGATTGAAATTATAATTACGTTGATTTCAGCGTTATCTATAAGTGGTGTAGCTGCATATTATTCTATATTTGGTTTATCGAAAATATTTGCGGCTGCCACTGTTCCTATTATAATTATGGGAACAGTATTAGAAGTTGGTAAACTCATTACTGCTTCGTGGTTATATAGAAACTGGAAAACAACGAATATATTATTAAAAACCTATTTGACAACTGCCTGCGTTGTATTGATGCTGATAACGTCTATGGGTATATTTGGGTTTCTATCTTCTGCACATATTGAACAGTCTGTGGGTGCAGACCAGAACGTGGCTAAGATAGAAAGACTACAACAACAAATAACATATAACGAAACACAGATTGAAAAATATCAAGATTCCATAATATCTTCTACAAGAGATTTAGATTTATTAAACAAGTATCTTGCAGAAGGTAATATAGAATTAGTTCAAGGATTGGTTGGAGTTCCAGTTGATGGTAAATATGGAAAAAATACTGCACAAAAAGTAGAAGAATTTAGAACCAAAGCCGAAGCAAAATATGATGAGAAGAGAGTAGAAAACTGGCATAATCTTATACGAGACTCAGAGATAGAAATACAAAGTCTATCTAAAGAAAAATTTGAACTTGAAGCAGATTATAGAATATTGGAGGCAGAGTTTGGGCCGATAAAATATATTGCTGAACTGTTTCATGATGTAGAAGATGATGGTAATATATTAGATGAAGTAGTTAGGTGGGTTATAGTAGCAATTGTTTTTGTGTTTGACCCATTAGCAGTTTTATTAGTTATAGCTGCAAACATCAGTTTAGACAAATGGTCTAGAGAAAGAAAAAAACTAGAACCTTCAGAAGAGGAAACATATGCATATGATGAACCTTCTTCCGTAGACCACATTCTTATGAAGACCAATGATGGATGGAAAAGAATGAAGAAGGTGAAAGTTCCAACTAACACAAATAATGAGGAGAACCTTGGCAAGACAGATTAAAAAATTCGTAAGTGTTCACGAACCGAAACATAAGAACACATCTATAGGCGATGGAAAAGTAAAGACATCATCTATGAATAAGTCTAAAAGAAGAAGTTATAAAAAATATCGAGGCCAAGGAAAATAATGCTTGACATTCATTATAAATAGTGGTATGATGGTATTTATATTATGTAAGTGATGACTATACATAATGGTAACGAATATAACGAATATAAAACAATAAACCGTATATAAAACATAGGAGAAAAATATGTCTTTTGCATCGTTAAAAAAGAACCGTGGTAATTTTGCCAAGTTAACTGAACAACTTGAAGCAACAGTATCACCCCAAAAAAATTCATCCAATAGAGATGACCGATTTTGGAAACCTCAAACCGACAAATCTGGAAATGGGTATGCACTCATTAGATTCTTGCCTCCAAGTGAAGGTGAGGAACTACCTTGGGCTCGTGTATTCAATCATGGATTTAAGGGGCCAGGCGGATGGTTGATTGAGAACTGTCCTACAACTATTGGTAAACCATGTCCAGTATGTGAAGAGAATACTAGACTATGGAACACTGGTGATAAGGACAATCAAAATATTGTTCGTGAACGAAAGCGTAAGTTGAAGTATATCTCCAACATTTACGTTGTAAATGACCCATCAAATCCAGAGAATAACGGACAAGTATTTCTTTATTCTTATGGAAAGAAAATCTTTGATAAACTCAATGATTTGATGCGTCCAGAGTTCGCTGATGAACAAGAAGTAAATCCTTTCGATTTATGGGAAGGTGCAAACTTCAAACTTAAAATTCGTCAAGTAGAAGGTTATACCAACTACGACAAATCAGAGTTTGAAGGTGTTTCTGCACTATCAGATAGTGATAGTGAATTGGAAACAATCTACAACAAACAGTACTCTCTTGAAGAGTTTACTGCACCAGAGGCTTTCAAGTCTTATGAACAAATTCAAGAACGTCTTAACAAAGTCTTGGGTTCTGTACAGATGACTCGTACAGCTGATGAGGATTTTGCTCCAGTGATTGACGAAACCCCACCCCCAGCACCATCAAGAACAGTTGAGGCGCCAACTTTCGCAAAGAAAGAAGTACCTACCCCTACTCCAGTAGCAGTAGATGCCATAACTGAAACCGAATTGGATGGTGTGGATGCAGATGATTTATCATATTTTGAAAAACTCGCAAATGAGTAATTTATTATTCAGATAAATCCTTAAAGGGAGTCTTCGGACTCCCTTTTTTTTATAAATAATGTATGTCCATATCCTTGGACACCATAAGTCATGGTTGAAAAGACTACACTCGTTCATTCACTTTTTATAGTGAACGGAAGTAGGCAATTCTGCTGAAGGAACGCATCTCTACGACTATCAAGGAGATGTCTTATGACTATCAAGCAATACAGAGGCGTTACATACACTGCTAAAACTATAGAAGAGGTTTCTAAGCCTCAATCTTTATGCTATCGTGGTGTTAAATATAATTCTACAGATATTAATCACAATACTCCAGTAGCTAAATCTGGAATATATCGTGGGTTTAAATGGTCTGTGTGAGGTAGTAAGAGGGGGGAGTTAATCCCCCCTTCTTTTTATAATCCGTTGGGTACTATAATATAATGAATAGCGAGTACTACTCCTACAGATGCACCTAGACCAACCATC